TGATTTGAACGTATGGCGTCAGGATGTGCTGTTTCCCGCCATCAAGCGAACGCTTGATCCTAATCCTGACATTGTTGAAGGTGAGCATTGCAGGTGGTGCCCGGCACGGTCAGCGTGTCCCAAGAAGCGCGAAGCCGTGGCGGTGATCGCCAAAGCCGAAGTGGATGCAATGGACAGCGATGCTATGAACGCATTGCTTAATATGGCGGTTGACGCGCAGCAAACGATTGAAGCGATCCAGAAACGAGCGTTCAAGTTTCTCGAAAGCGGCAAAGGATTGGAGGACTGGACGCTTGTGGCGAAACGCGCTACACGCAAATGGTCTAACGAAAAGGAAGTTATGTCACGCGTGGAGGAGATACCGGGAACCGTGAAGCGGATGCCGATCACACCCGCGCAAATGGAAAAGCAGTTTCCAGACATGTATCAGAGTTTGGCTGAATTGGTGACAGCCGAATCAAGCGGATTGACGCTTGGGCGCAAGGACGCGCCAAACATCACCGTTTAACGCTTAATTGAAAGGTGTTTATATGCTAGGACTAACAGGTGGTGGATCTGGATTGCCATACGTACGTTTCTCGCCACAAGCCAATGCGTGGACGAACAAGGAAGGCCAGGAAATCCAACTCAAGCAACTCGTGTTCGATATTGACGCCACGCAAACCGGGTGGCTGATGCTGGCAACTGGTGTGCGTGATTGGCAACCGGATCACGAGCTAGGTAAGAAAGGTGCGCAGCCAAGCGCAGATCACAAGCGCGGATTCGTTGCACGTTTCTACAACAAAGAGCTTGGCTTGGTGGAATGGAGTTCAAACCAGGCAGGTAGCAACATGGGGTTTGAATCGCTTTACATGGCGTGTTCAAAGGATCGTGCCGCCAATCTGGATAAGGTTCCCGTTGTCGAGTACCAGGGCGCGGATCTGTTGAAGGTTGGCAAAGGTGGAACGCGTAAGCCTAAGTTCGTGCTTGTTAAGTGGATACCGAGGCCGGCTGGCATGGACGGCGAAGCCGAGGCGCCCGTGGCCGCGGTGCAGCAAGCAGCACCCGCGCAACGTGATGAAGAGTTTTAGAGCAACACGTTGAAACGAACCCGCGTCTATACGCGGGTTTTTTTGACGCCAACAGGAATAGAAACAAATGCACGCTGAACAATTAGCGGTGGCGCTTGGTAACGCCAAGCGATATAAGCGGGGGTGGTTAGCCAGTTGCCAGGTACCTGGGCATGGCAGCGGGAACGGTGACACGAATCCATCGCTCGCCATTACGGACGGGGAAGGTGGAAAGATTTTGCTTAAGTGCTTTGGCGGATGCGAGCAAGCCGATGTGTTTGAGAGCGTCAAGCCATTGCTTGGTAATGGTCAGTTGGGGTGGAACTCGTTACCGCCAAGAAGGATCAGTGCTGATCCATTGGAGAACGTTAAACCGATCAGGTTAAACGAGGTTTACGCCTGGGACTACATCACGCTCGATGGCGAGATAACGGCGCAGAAAGTGCGCTATGAGCTACCAGGCGGGAAGAAAACTTACCGCCAATATCGAATTGTGGACGGGCAACGGATACCCACGATTGCGGGTTGGGAGCCAGTGCCTTATAACTTGCCGATGATGGCCGCGCACCCATCAAAGGTTGTCTTTGTCACGGAAGGTGAAAAGGCAGCTGAGTATCTGACAGCGTTTTTGGGGGTCGTGGCCGTGTCGGCGCACCAAGGGGCAAGCGATTGGCCTGAAGCGATCACACCTTACTTTCAAGACAGGAACGTGGTGATTCTGCCGGATCACGATTTACCTGGATGGCGTTACGCGAACCGCGTCGCAAAAGCGTTGCAAGGAACGGCAGCGCAGATCCGCATTGTCGATTTGGGTATGGACGCCATTGGTGATGATGCTTATGAGTGGATCGACGCTGATCACGATTTGGAGGATTTGAAGCAACTTGTGCAGGAAACAGCGTTATGGGATGGCGAGGACGTTCATCCGCCAACACGACTAACGGGAAAGGAAGCTGAGAAGGAACCTGAATCCGTAACGCCTGAAGCGGAACCGTTTGATGATCATGTGCCAAGACGGTTCAAGGTTGAGATGTGGCGTGACGCAAAAGACGAACCCGTTAAGTGGCTTATTGATCGTGTGATTCCGCAACGTGGGTTCATGGCGCTTTACGGGCCACCAGGCACATTTAAGTCGTTCATAGCCCTCCACATGGCCGCCATGGTCGCAAGTGGACAGACGTGGCTAGGCCACGAAGTCCAGGGCGAAGGGGGCGTGCTGTATGTGGCAGGGGAGGGGCATGGAGGTATCGGGACGCGTATTGCAGGACTGAGAAAGCAGTATGAGCTAACGGACATACCTGTTGGCGTTATCAGGTCGCAGGTGAACTTGCGAGGATCTGAATCGGATTTCACGGATCTGTTAATCGCCATAGCAGAAAGTGAGATTGAGAAACCGAAGCTGATCATCATTGACACGTTAGCCAGAGCATTTGGCGGAGGTAACGAGAACGCGTCAGAGGATATGGGTGCGTTTATCGCGCAATGCGGACGACTCCAAGCGGCAACGGAAGCCGCCTTGCTTGTGGTGCATCACTCAGGCAAGGACGCGTCACTCGGATTACGAGGGCATTCAAGTTTCTTAGGTGCCGTGGACACACAGATTGAGATTACCCGCCATCAGGAAGCGCAATCAGGGACGTTGCGGATTACCAAGCAAAAGGATGGTAAGGACGGTATTGAGATTCACTTTTCACTCGATAGCGTGCAGCTGGAGCCGCCAAAAGGATTGGGATTTGAAGCGGATGAGTCAGCGACGTTGGTGGTTAAGGAGTTCACGGGTGATTTACCTGATCAGGATGAATTTAAGCCGCCATCAGGAAGAGGGAATAAGACGGGAAGGGGTAAGCATCAAGTGATGGCAAGGGAAGCGTTACGCCATGTGATTAAGACGCAAGGCGAGTACAGGATTATGCAAGGCGAGAGGCATAGGTGCGTAACGGTTGACGTGTGGCGGCAAGAGGTTTACACGCGACTTGGAAGCGATGTTGAGGACAGCGATAAGCGGAAACGGTGGAAGGAATTGCGCGATACGTTAGCCGATATTGGTTATACCGCCATGCGTGATGAGTGGGTTTGGATAGCGTATGCGTCCGAAGTGCGTCCGAATGAGTTTTAGCGTCCTAAATAACCATGTCCGAAACAGTTAAAAACGTCCTGAAACGTCCGGAAAACCGTCCTGGATTGTCCGTAATGTTTAACGAACAAAAAGCGAACGCGTCCGATATGTGTGTGTGTCTGAAAGACACACATTCGGACGCTTCAATGTTTCGGACGTTGGTTTTGATTTGATCCTTATGGCGGGTAACAGGAAAGCGCAATGAGGATGGCGATGAACGGATGAGTGTGGAAGCGTGAATAGGAATCAGATAGCAGAGAACAGAAAGGATTGATGTTATGGCGGGCAACAGGAACAAGGGAAAGGTAAAAACATTTCTTCATGGCGGTAATCCGGAAGATCGTTTGAAGAATCCGTTTGAAGTGGATGATGCGATTGTGTTGGCGATGAATGCGGCAGCCGTTGGCGTTATGGCGAGGAAACGGGAAGCGGATCAACGTTGGGGCTTGGATCGTTTGGCGGAACTTGTGAGCGAGGAAACACGTTTACGGTTTTGGCGGCAACTGATGCGTTGTCGGGATGCGTATAAGGCGAGGGACGTGGAAGCGTACCGCTCGGCTTGTGCCGGTATGAAGCGTGCTTATGATGCGTTAGAGAAGGAAGCGGAATCGCTTGGCGGGAAAGTGTTGAGCGTGAACGTGCTCGAGGGTCAACGTGAGGATGGTAGCGTGTTTGCGGTTTGCGAAGATCCGGCGTCGGCTTACGCGTATGGCGAGCTAAGGCCAGCGTGTGACTGTTGGACGATGGAGGAGATTGCGGTGATCTTGCAGCAGGAGTTTTTCACGCAAGCCGTTAACATTAAGCGCGCTATGCCTGGCGCGGAAGTGTTGTCCGTGATGGCACCGGAGGATATTGGGCCGGTTTACAGCGGGAACAGTGATCAGGCTTATGCGTTGAGTAAAGAGGCTTTAAGGACGATGGAACGAGTTAAGAAGGGGTAAGTACCAATGGAAAGAGAAAATGCGTCAGCGGGCGTTTTAACGCGTTTGAAGGGTATTGGTGAAGTGGGGCAAGGTATGGTGAGCGAGGAAAGCGTTAACGAGGGGCAGGGAACAGTGAATGCGCAACGCGTTAACGAGGAACAGGGCGAGTTGCGCAAAGCGCAGGACGCCGCGGGGGGAGAAGGCGAGTTAACAGCGATCGAGGAGAGCGATCAGGGCGCAGGGTTCGAAGAACAAGGCGCGGTGATGTCGAACAAGAAGCGAAGGGAAGCGCGTTCAATCGTTAACAAGGCCGTGCATAAACTTCCTGGCGGTGAGGATGAACTGTTTGATCGTGTCGCTAGCGGGGAACGGATTAACTCGATCATTGCTCAACTTCGCGTAAGCGAAGGAGCGTTTTACGCGTGGACTGAAACCACTCCAGAGCGCGCCGAGCAATTCTCGCGGGCGCGTGCACGCGCTGCGCACGCGTTAGCAGAACAAGGGCTGGAGATTGTCGATAGCGCGACAGTGGTTGAGGCCAACCTCGCAAACGTACGAGCGCGTTACCGACAATGGCTAGCATCGAAGTGGAACCAACAGACGTATGGCGACAACAAGAACCAAGTCACGGTTCAACTAAGCATCAACACGGCGCATTTACAGGCCAATCGCGTAAACGCCGTAAACGACCATTCCAATGTGATTGATGTTGCGCCGCACAACGACTGACGCGTTGCGCTGACGCCACGCCCGGTGCGCGGCCACCCCCCCCCTTGCGAAGTTTCGGGGGGCGGGCCTGGTGCGGCACCAAACACGCGCCCACTTACCTTACGGTTACCGGGCACCAGTTCTTTTCCGCGCCCACTTATGCTTCGCATCGCGGGCACTTGTTTCCTTGCCGGGCACTTGTTTCCTTTCCGCGTTCCGCATCACGGGCACCCACCACCCGTACCGTTCATCCGTTCGTCGGCCAACCGAAAAAAATTCCAGTAAGCGCAACACATGACTGTAAACGCGGTGTACAGTTACACCACTGACACAACACAACAGGAGCAAACGACATGAACGCAAACCTCAAAGCTGAACTAATCAAAGAGTTCGCCGCACAAATCACCCGTAGCGTCACCAGCACTTTTAACTACCTTGTTGAGCAGTTTGGGCCCACACTTAACGGTGTGTACAACTCTCGTAGTTACAAGGTATGGCGCAATACCGTGCAATTTTGCGTTGTAAGAACAGGGACAGGCACTCGTAGGGACGATCCTTACGTTCTTTGCGAGCAGCGTCTTGCAAAGTTTGCAGCAACATTAGCAGACCAGTGGGCCACCGAGGTTCTTGGTAAGGTCGATGCAAAAGTTGGCGAGTTGACCGATCCAAATGTTGTGTACGCAGGCTCAGCCAACTTCGTGATTACCGGCACCAAGAATGGTCGCGGTGTCCGTATCGACCAGCAGCAAATCATCAACTGCTCATCGAAGGGCACGCTGTTCAACCAGTACCCAAGCCGCATTTATGTTGATGGCAAGTTCACCCCCGCATCAAAGTTCGCAGCAATTTAATTACCGGGGCTTTAGCCCCATTCAAAACAAAACGAGGGTAAGCATGAGTTCCAGCACAACAACTTTGATTCTTGGCGGTGCCGCGTTCGGCGCGTTGTATGCACTGATGGTTTGGATCGCGTTATGAATTACGGGTACTTGAGGGTTAGCACAGATGAGCAAGCCAACGGTACGAGCTTGGACACGCAACGCAGGGAAGTGACTGGTAACGCGTTAACGCATAATTTGGTGATTGA